CGGTCTCAGTTGTCGATCTGGAAGGTCAGCGTGCCCGCCGGGAAAGTGACGGTATCGCCCGGGTTGATCGTCTTCGAAGTCGTCAGCGCTCCCCAGATCAGCAAGTTGCCGCTGCTCGATGCGTCGAACAGGCCCACCGCGACCACAGTGCCCCAGCCCGAAGGCGTCGGCGTCGGAAACGAGATGACGTTGTTGTTCGAGGTCGTGCCGCCGGTGCCCGAGGACGCCGTGGTCGAACCCGCCGACTGCGTCCCGGCCCAATTGGCGAGCGAGGACGTGACAGCGACCCGCGCATAGGCGTTGCCGCTGACTTCGGTGCCGCCGCCGGTGTCGGACGGCGTGACGGTGAACAGGCCGACGTAGAGCGTGGCCGGGCCCGTGCCTGCCGCAGCCGTGGCCCCGGTGGTGCCGATGGCCTGCGCACGGAAGAACCAGTCGACCAGCTTGTTTTCGAGGGTATCGGTCATTGCGGTCATAGAGGCATCTCCTGTCGAGGGATTTCAGGGAAAGAAGGCGGATGGGCCGTTCAAGTAGACGATGGCCGGGGCTGCGCTGATCGACAGCAGGGCCAGCACGACGGCCGCGATGATGATCGCGGGCGTCATTTCGTGCACGCAGGCACGATCAGTGACATCAGGATTGCAACCTGGCGCCGGAGCAGGTTGTTCGTGGCCGCCAGCGTGTCGGCATCATGCGTGGCGAGGCCGTTGAGATCGGTCATCGGCACGGCGTCGGGCAGGTCGTTTGCATCGATGCAGGCTTGCCGCACCGGAATGGTCACCACCTTCGGCGACTGCGGAATGGCTTCGTGGCATCCCGCCAGCGCGCCGATCATGAACGCGCCCATCGCCAGAGCCGCGCATAGCAGGACGACATCGCGGATCGTGGCGTAGCGCATCAAATCCTCCCCTTGTCGGCCATGACGGCATCGGGCGTCCGGCAATCGGCGCCAGGAGCCTGTTTCAGCGAGTCGGCGGACTGGCGGGCTGCGGAGGTCACCCGGTCGGCGCTTTCCTGCCGTGCGCGCGCCAGCCCGGCCTGCTGGACCACGTGCAACTGTTTCCCGGTATCACTCCACTTCTGAACAGCGCCCTCGATCAGCGTAAAGGCAGACTGGAAACGGTGCGTAGTGTCGATCAGGCTGGCGATCACCTTGCCGTCCTTGGCCTTCACCGCGGCGGTTTCAGCGTGGGCGCCGTGCAGCATCCAGCCCAGTACCGCGATAACGGCCGCCAGCGCCGCCACATCGCCGCGCGGGATCGAGATCGGGCGCTCGGCCCAGCGCACGAATGCGCCGAGCGCGTTTGCGATCTTGCCCCAGATCGACAGGCCGCGCAGCAGGCCGAGAACGAACATCATCGCCCCGCAACCCTATTCACAGCCCAGCGCAGCGCGATGGCGAATGGCCAGAGCGCGGTGACGACGGGGCCGTAGCCCTGACCTGCCATGTAGCCCGCGCCGAAGGCGTAAGCGGCGCCGGGGATGAGCAGCCAGATCATGCCGCGTCTGCCTTGCCGCCAGTGGGCTTGAGCACCACAACGCCGTCCTTGGCCACCACCTGCGAAATCCAGTTGGGGAACGGCACAAGGTGGATGCCGGCGCCGGCGCCGCGATGGCACTTGGCGCAGATCACCACCAGGTTGCGGATGTCGTCGGGGCTGGCCACCGGCTTGTCGCCGAGCTGCGCGGCATAGCCGTAGATGTCGATCTGGTGGACCTTCTGCAGCACCTTGGCCGGATCGGCATTATCCCACTCGGCCCACTCGATCACCATGTGGTGAACCTCGCGCGCTTCCTTGCCGCCGCAGCAGAAGCAGGGCGTGTCGAGCTTGGTCACCAGCGTCCGCTTGTTCGCGGCGAACTCCGCCGATTCGGTGCGCGGCGGGTGCGCCGGGTACTCGACATCGATGCGCAGGGTTTCGACCTGTTCGTGCATGGGCAGATCAGCCATTGCCGTTGCCTCCCGCCGCATCGACATCGATGCCGGAAGCGCTCGCCGTCACCTTGAACGCGCGCATTCCGTTCTCCATGACGTAGCCCAGTTCATCGAGACCGATGATGAGCAGCGCGGCCAGAGCGATCAGGCGAAGGCTTGGCGCGTCGCCATGCAAGTCGTCGATCAGCGAATAGACGAAGGCCAGCAGCGCGAACTGCACAAGGCCCTGGACCACGGAGCGGAACCCGCGCCGCGCCTCGGGGTTGGTGAGGTCGATCATGTCACTTGCTCCCGTCATACTGAGTGAGGTTGTGCGCCCGGATCACCGACATGATCTTGGCGGCATATTGCGGATCGGTGGCGTAGTGCGGCGCCATCAGGCGGACGAAAGCATCGACCGCGCAGCCCTGTTTCAAAGCCGCCATCGCGTCCTTGTAGTAGGCCGAGGTCGCCAGCAGCTTGGCATGGCAGTCGAAGGCCTCGGCCAGCGTGGCGAAGGCCGCGAAGTTCTGCTGGCACTGGACCGAGTGGCCGTGGACCACCTCATGCGTCGTGAATGTCTGGACGGCATGGCCGGGCAGCGCCTTGACGCCGAAGCAGTTGAACCCCGGCGCGTGCGCGCCCCAGGCGCTTTCCAGTGCCCATTGCGCGATCGAGACGCTGGCAGGGATGGCCCTGGCCTTCTGCGCGGCCTGCGCGGCGCCGATGACGCCGGTGGGTATTGTGGCCATCACTTCTGCCCCTCGCCAAGCACCGCCGAGAATACCGCGTCCCACCGATGATGGATCGCGGCCCATACCAGCGCGAAGGACGTTGCCACGCCCAGCGACCATTTGCCGATCCGGCCGAGCAGGTGCCCCAGCCAGATGCCAAACCGCCCTGCCGCAACAGTCCCGTTCTTGCCCGCACTGTAGACCGCCGCCATCTCGGCAAGCGCAGAGGCGTGCGGCGCGATGTCAGCCAGGGGCTTCAAGGCTTCGACGATCTGGCCCACGGCGGTTGTCAGGGCGGCCACGTCGGAATGCAGGCTATCGGCTTTCGGCGCCGCGCGGCGCCGGACAGGCTTCGGTGCGTCGGTCATATCAGTGCACCGTCCAGCCAGTGCCGTTGCAGTAGGCGACGACATGGTTCGCGCCGCTGCCGGCCAGTGCCGCATTGAAGGTCGTGCTGGTGGCGTCGGTCACGGCGATCATCGTGCCCTCTGCCGCCGCGTTGCAGGTGGGCAAGCCGCTGACCGTGGTTTTCTTGAGCCGCAAGCCATTCGAGGTATAGGCCGCGCCGGTGCCCTTCCCGGCGAGTTCGAGGTCGATGTTCGTGTCGGACCCGGACGCCGCCACCTTGGGTGCGTTGCCCGTGCCGTTGCCGTTGAAGGTCAGATAATTGACCGGGCTTGCCGACTGGAAAAAGTAGGCGATCGTGCCGCTGCCATTGGTCGATGCGATCTGCAAGCCGTTGTCGTCGAAGCCGAGGTTGGCCGTGGTGCCGGCGGTGAAACTTGCACTGATCGCTCCGCCGAGGTGGCCCACCGCATCATAGAAGCCGATGCCGTTGCCGGTCGGCAGCGCCAGCGAGAGGCCGCCAGTCGTGACACTGCCGCGCGTCACCGTGATCGCCTGCTTGAACTTGGCGCCATTGGCCGCGAACTGGATGCCGTTGCTGCAATCGTATTGGGTGAAGCCGGAGTACGAGCCGCCGCAAGCGACCTGGTAGCCGACGACATTGCCCTGCTGGTTCGGCGTCGGAGCAATGCTGGTAATGTGCGCCACCGGGTCAACCTCAATGCCATAGGCGCCGCCGCTGCCCGAGACGAGGTGCGCTTCGCCGTATAAGCCCCAGGCCTTCGCGGCATAGGTCGTGTTGTCCGCCACCGCGAACCCCTGCACGCCGATCGCGGACTGTGCTGCGTTCGTGAAATAGTTGGTTCGTGCCGCTCCGGTGATCGCCATCTGGCTGTCCGAGGTGGCGATCGTGCTAACGTTGAGCACGCTGCCAGTCGGGTAGCCGATGGTGTTGCCCCATGCGACCTGCAAGGTCGAGAGCCAGTCCTTCGCGACGTTCGGGTAGGCGCCGTCGTTGGCAGTCATCGCGCCGATGAATACGCGATCGTTGAAGCGGTGGATTTTGGCCCCGTTCTGCGACCAGTGAGTCGAAGCGCCATTGAGCGTCACCGCGACGTCGCTCTTGACCCCTGCCGAACAGCCGAAATCGCCCAGCACCAGGCTGTCGCTGCTATCGAGCCGGACCATTCCGCAGGCATTCGAACCCGCCGCGTTGCTCGCGCGGATCGGCACGTTGTTCGGCGCCCAGAGGGCCGAGTAGGAGAGCGTCGCCATGTGCACGTCGATAGCATTTGCCATGCTCGAACCGCTTGCTGCGGCAATGCCGGTATCATCCACTGCGCTGGTCAGCAGCAGCCCGGTGCGGAACTTGCCGACCGAGTAAGGGTTCACGACGATTGCCGCGTCCACCTTCTTGACCGAACCGACGCCAACGCCCGCCGTGGCATTGAACGAAGCTGTGAAGGCGTTGGCATTGAAGCTGCCATAGGTCGGCGCATCGCTGCCAACCTGCTTGGTCACCTCGCCTTCGCAGCCGATCAGATACGCAGGTGTCGTCGGGCCGCTGGCATTCGTCCCTGCGGCGCAAATCGATCCGTATGCCGAACCGTTCACCCCCGCCGAAAGCACGCCTTGAAAGCGCCCACCTTCGACGAACGAGGTCGAACCGCCCGCGAGATCAACCGCTTCTCCATAGACCGCCGTGCCGCGCGCATTGCTGGCGCTGGACTTCTTGTTCGCGATCACGCCGAAGGAATTGAAGGCGCTGACATTGGCTGTCTTGCTGATCGCAGCAACCGGGGCCGCTGTCGTCGAGGGTGTCCCGGTCGTGCCGTCAACGCCCACCAGCTTGAAATCGGATGCGTTGCCCACCCAATTGGGCGATGCCGAAAAGCTGCTGCCATTGGCAACGTCCAGCGTGTCGCCGGATTGGATTTGCTGGTTCTGCCCGGTCGAACCGATAACCAACGGCTTGCGGTCGGCGGCATGGGCTGGCGTGGCGAGGGCGGCGAGCGTGAGAAGGATACGACGGATCATCAGATTTTCTGCCCTGGCTTGGGATTAAACAGAATGCCGACACCGGGAATGCCCTTGCCGATGCTCTGGAATAGCTTGCCGGTGTTGGCTTCGTCGGTCTGGTCAAGCGGGCTGGTCATGAAACCACCCGCCGTTGTGCTTGCCCACACTTCGCCGGCCGAAGTCACCGTGACAGCCGTATTGATGCCGGCTGTCATAACGAAAACTGCCGCACCAGATGCGCAGGCGGTCAGCACAAATCCATCGGCGTCCTTTGTCGGATCGTCGGCGTCGATCTTGCGGATTTTTGCAACCCCGGCAACGTCATGGATATTGACAAAATCACCGGCAGCGATGGCTTCCGACGCAACCAGCGACATCGCCGAAATGGTCGCTCCCTCTGGCACGTCATATAGTGCCCATGTCCCATCGCCTGCAAACCCGAGAAATTTGTTCGCCCGAGCCGAGGTGCCGGGAAAGGTAATTTCCGCTTCGCCGACCGGCACCTTAAGCGCCCGGGTGACGTCGCGCTTCAATACCTGATCGCGCAAAGCGGATTGGTCATATCCATCGTTGACCGGGCCCGCGAGCCAGGCCGCGCCATCGGCGAATTCGATGTCCTGAGTGAAGGCCGGCGAGAGCAGAACATAGAGCTCAGCGCCAGTCGGGGCCGCGCCGAACGTCACGGTGCCCGTCGACGGCGCTGCGCCAGTCAGGGAGACCGAATAGAGCGACGTCGAGACCGTCGCGTCATTGCCATCGGAATCGCGCAAGATCACGGAAACCTGATCGACACTCAGGACGTTGAAGGTGAAAGGGAACGCGGTCGTAGCCCCGTTGGGCGTGTACGGCCCCGAATATGCGTTGGTCGTACCGATCGCCATGCCGTGCGCGCCTCCTGAGACACGCGCCGGTCTATGGGGCGGGGGCGCTGGCTTGAATCGCGCGCGGGCTAGTGTTTGGGCACGTGGCCTGTGGAAAGGCCGTGCAACACATCGCCTGCCGATTGTGGATCAGCGTCGCCGTTCGCCCAATCGACGAGGAACTGAGTTGCGCTGGCAATCTGGCCGGGCACCAAGCCAGTCGCATAGCCAGTTAGTTCAAGCGCATTCTTCGTCGCGTGCTTCGTCGGCTCGCCTCGCGCAACATTCCCGACATCACCGAACACATTGACGATGCTATCAAGGGCGCGCTGCACAGGGGTAATCGAAGCCGATGCATAACGCCCCTTGATCGCCTTGTTCCATGACGGCTCAAACACATCTCGCACGACAGGGATGGGGCCGACCGCATTGGCGAGCATCTTGCGCGATACCCATTGCGCCCACCATTCGTCATCATCTGGCCCGGCCGGCGCACCAGCAACGCCGCGCATGACCTCGGTCAGCAGTGGCCCGATCAGGAATAGCACGGTTGCCCGCGCCATCAGTCTTGGCGTCACGCGCTTGACCCGATCGTCAGCGCCCATCGCATCGCGCGCCAGTGTCCGCTCACGCTGATACTGCATCGAGTTGAAGCTGTAGAACATGGTCAGCAGTTTGCCGGCTTCACCCAGCGCGCCAGTTCCCCGCTGCACTGCTGCCAGGTCCTTCGCTGCGCCAGCACCTTGTGAGACGCGCACCGCCTTGTCACCGGCATAGATCGCGTCCTCTTCGCTGGCACCCGCTTCCAAAGCATTATTGTAGCCAGCCAACCAAGTCGGGATCGATACCACGCGATCCATCAGGCCAATGAAGTGAAACGCGAACTGCTTGCCGTCGTTCACTTTGGCGAGGAACCGGGACGCAGGATTGTTTGCCGCCAGTCGCTCGACTTCCGCCTTGATGTCGCGGTCCATGGTATCCATGCGCTGCCGCACTTCATCCGACTTTTCGAGCACCGAGCGCGAAACCTGGACCGGATGTTGCAGGAAATGCACCATCGCCTTTGCCATGGCTTTTGCGCCGACCACCTCCATCGAGTTCGTGTAGCCGGCTACCTGCGAAATGATCGTGGTGGCACGGAATCCCATGCCGACCATCGTGGTGTTCGTCCGCGCTCGACGAATGATTTTCACCAAACCTTCATTACCAGCCTGATCCATCGCCCACGAATTGGCGATGAACTTGACCCACGGCTTGAACTGGTTGGTGATGTGATGGCCCAGCGCTGCATCGACCGCAGATTGAATGCGGCTGCTCGACAGAAATTTCCATGCCTGCATCACCGCCTCGCGATGGGTCATATCATGGATGACCTCGCCGAGATGGCGGTTGATGACGCCCAGGTCGAAATTCAGCGGGCGCGAAACCTTTTCAGCACGCGCCTTTGTTGATGATGCCCGTGTATTGGCGCGCGTTGCCTTCGCGGCAAACAGGTCGCTAGCCTTATCCGCGTTCTCACCTGCCTGCCGATCTCGCGTCGTATCGTAGACTGCTGGATAATACCCGCCGCGCATCTCGCCATGCGGCGTCGTGAAGCCGCGGGCTTCCACCTTGTCGGGGGCAACGCCGTTGACGCGACGTTCCAGCGCTTCAATCTCAGGCCAGAGCGTATCGATAGTATCCCACACGCCTTGCACGAACTGCCATTCCTCGGCCGTCAGCGTGTCGTTGAGATAGGACTGCAGCGCCTCAGCATTGATCCCATAGCCGTCAGTCAGGCGCTGCAGGTTGCCCTCGTTGCCGATGTTGAGCGCCATCGCGACGACCTGCTGCCGGTCCATCCGCATCGGGCGCCCTGTGAAGCGGTCGATGAACGGAGGCAGGGTCTTGTCGTTCCAGCGCTGGACCTGTTCAGCAGGCACCGCTTCAAACAGCGCCTTGATGCGGCCATAGTAGTCGTGGAGCATATCCTGCTCGCGTGCCTGCGCTTTGGCGAGCGGACGGAACACGATGCGGTTGAATACGCCGTTCGGATTGCCGCCGTCGAGCCAGTCGAAAATCGTTTCCAGTTTCAGCAGCGCCGCATCAACGAATGACAGTTTGTTGCGGATCGAGTCGAGGAAGTCTGGTGATGCCAGATCGGCAGGCGGCGGACCCTTGATGTTCCCCGCGCCGTTGACCGCCTCTTGCACGACCTGATCGAAATCGCGTCGCTCCTTGCCGTCGAGCAGTGTTTGCTTGAACCGGCCCAGGTGCATGACCTGCTGCACCGCTTCGTCGAGACCGAGCAGCCCCTCGACCGACATGCGCGACCAGTGCTGGCCTTCGAGCGTCGCCGCGTAGCTGTCCGGCACCACGACATCATGCCCGGCCGCGCGCTGCTGTTCCGCCCACGCTGCCCATTTCGCTTGCCGATCGATGGCGCGCTGCGAACGCGGGCGCAGGTCAACCGCTTCGAGCAGGGATTGCGCCTGTTCGAGATAGTCCTGATCGACCGACTTCATGGTCTTGGCCTTGGCGACCTTGGCCATACGCGACTGTGCCGCCGTCACGTCGTCATTCGCCGCCTTCGCCTCAGCCAGCAACGCGCTCGACAGCATCTGGCGCTGCTTTGCCGCGAACGCTTCGTCGGTCTTGCCGGCCATCATCGCATGCTCGGCTTCACGGCCAGCCTTGGCGACGTTGCGAGCATGACGCTGGATAGCAGCCGGGGCCGCCTCTTGCGCCACCGTACCGCCGCGCACCTTGCCTCGCGCCCATTCGCGCGCCATCGCATATGGCGTCGGACGCTTGCCGGACTTGCGGGCCAGCACGCGCAGCTCGGTCGCCATGACTTCGCCCTGCAGTTCACCGTTGACCGCAGCCAGCGCCTCACGCTCAATCGCGCCGTTGTCGAACGGATCGTCGCCATGGCGCCGCTTCATCTCGGCATCGGTGGCCTGGTCGATCATGCGATCCCGCATCGTGCGCTTGTCGCCAGCCTCGCGTGCGTTGCGGTGCGCGCGATCCTGCCCGATCAGCGTCTCGATCATTTCCTGCCCCGAGCCGAAGCCGTGTTCCTCGGCAATCTCGTCGGGATGCACGCCGCCCTCACGCCACAGCGGCGGGACGCGCTTGGGCAGCAGGTCGAGCACGTCCTCGCCCATGTTGCTGGTCAGCCATTCCTTGCTGATCGGCGTTTCCTTCATCGCGCGCAGGCTGGCCAGGATGGGTGACTGATCGAGCCGCGCCGATTCCTCGTCACGCACCCCGTTGCGCTCGTCGTTGTAGGCCTTCGTCTCGCGCCGCTTGATCGCCGCCATCGTCTTTGCCAGCAGCGCCGAGTTCGCTTCGTCCCGCGCGCCCTGCACCTGGCGCATGTAGGCCTCATGCTCCGGCCCCGTCATGCCGATGGATGCCGCATCCTTGAACAGCGGATCGAGCGCTTCCCGTTCGCGCGCGCCCTGGATTTCGTCGTCGGTCGCGAGCAGTCGATCGAACACTTCGCGGATTTCCGGGCTGATCGGCGAGCGCAGTTTGTCGAGCGTCTTGTAGACGGCCAGCATCCAGCCCCGGAACGTCTCGAACAGGCGGGTCAAAGCCGACGATGGTGCCTTGCCTTCCATCAGGTAGCGCTCGCCAGTGCGGGCGAACATCTCATGCGCCTCGACCGGGATGATGCCCTGATCGAGCACATGGCCGTTGGCATGGAACCAGTCCTGCACGGTCTGCCAGTCAGCCTTGACCTGATCGGGCGCGTCAGGGTGCTCGGCATCGGCGCGCAGTTCTTCGAGCCATTGATGGCTGATCTCATGCAGCAGCGTGGACATGTTGCGCTGCTGGAAAAGCTGGATCAGCGGTGGGCGGTTCTGGTCGAAGATGATGCGACCGCGCGGGCCGTCGCCGTAGGTTTGGTTGAGCATTCGCGGATCATTGGGATCAAATGTGCCGCGATTGTTGATCGCCTTGACCTGCGTTTCCTCAAACGGAATGTAGACCGGTGCCATCTCAGTGCCACCGCCCTTGCCTGAATAGTCAACGATCCCGTCATAGCCGTGCGACTTGAACAATTCCGTCACCGCATCGGGAATGCGCGTCCATGCATAAGTGCCGTGATCGCCGCGCAATTCCGCCACCCAATCGCGGGGTGTGATACTGCGCTTGTCCCATTGGTAGCCGGGGCGTTCCTCAGCCGTAGACGCATCGTTTGCCGCCAGATCATCCAGCGACTTCGATACGTCAGCAGGTATATCCCCGACATAGAGCGGGTTTTTCATCGACACCCACACATGGAACACCGACGCAGCGGTTGCGTGCGGGTTGTCGTATTCGATCAACTTGGGCGGGACACCAGCCAGTTTCAGAACGTCGAGAAAGTCGTCCTCGCGATCGTATAGTGCGCCGCTGGTCAGCCAGGCCTCGACGAGGCCCTTGAGCGGATCGCGGGTTGCAGGATCATAGCCGCCGTTGCCGCGCATCGTGCTGGCATCACCCAAGATCACCTTGTCGGTATCCCAATCCATCGTCACACGAGGAGCGAGTTTGCGGATATTGGATCGCGTCAGAGGATCAAGCTTGAGGAATGCCTGATCGGCCGGCACCGACTTCCGGCCGACCTTGACCTTGAACCAGTTCCCATACTCGAATTCGCTGTCGTCGATCGACGTGTCATTCTTGCTGGTGGCATACTTCGATGCCAGTTCCGGCGATGACGTGAAATAGGACATCGGCCCGGCAGATGCCCGGTCCTTGCGGAAGGTGTCGCTAACGCGATCGGGGCGTGCGGTGCCGTGGAACGCCTCGACCACGACAGGCTTGCCAGTAGCGAAGTCGAACGACTTGGCTTCACCTGAGCGGACCACATCGGCATTACCTGACCATGCCTTGAACGCCTCGCTGGTGGCGGGATCAGCCTGATTGTATGAGCGAGGCTCCCGGATCATCCCCGCCTGCGTCTCGAAATTGCGTGACTTACCCTTGTTCTCGACAAATCCCAGCGACTTGTAGAACGCAGTCAGACGCGCCTTGTTGACCGACTTGTTCATCGGTTCCGACGTCAGGGCCAACGTCTTGCCCTCCGCATCAGCCTGGCGAATAAGTTGCTCCATCGCTCCCCGCGCAGAGCCAGCGCCTTCATGCCCGTCTCGGGTTTTCAGCAGGCCAATCTCGACAATCCCGTTCGGCTTCACCGAGTAGGAAATGTTCGTGTCGCCCACCCACGTATCGCGCCCATATTGGCCGCTGATCTCGCCCTTGCCGCCCGGATTCGTAAAGTCGAACGGACCCGGAGCCTGATCGTACCCCCCACTCTGTTCCACCCCCAACCGATCAATCGCCCCCCGCAGTTCGGCATCAGACATCCCCGCCGGATCGATCCCACGCTGACCCAGCAACGTCGCCAGTTCGTCAGCCGCAGCCCGGTAGTGGTCGACCTTGGGCTCAGCGGCATGCCGAGGACGCCCAGCCAGTTCATCAGCGATAGCCGCCTTGAAGTCGTTCAGGTCCAGAGCGTCCGCATAGCCGGTGCCGTTCTCGCGCTGCGCATACAGGTCAGGGAAATAGCCCGCCGACACCGCCGCATCGAACATGCTTTCCATGCTGTTCGGATTGTGCGCACCGCCGATCATGTTGCCCTGCGCTTCGACGAACGGCTTGAGCAACTTCTTGCGCCCAGCCATCGGCACGCGCTTGCCCTTGTCGGTCGTGCGCATGTGCCAGTCACCAGCGCCCATCGCCGCCAGATCGCCGCCCTTATCCTCGACGCCGCCGCGATCGGCGATGAACTGCAGCAGCGATTGCCCCTGTTGCACCTCGGCCGGCTTGCCCTTGCGCAGCGCGTTGATGACCAGATCGGTCGCATCGGCAGCACGCGCCGCAGCCAAAGCGGGCGGCAATACCTGTTGAACCTGCGTCGAGAATTCGTTGCCGGTCAGCGGACGCCCCATGCGCGCAGCCCGTACCGCTTCCCGCAGCGCGATCAGTTCAGCTTGCTTCGTCGCCGCGTCGGGCGTGAACCCGGCATCTTGCAGCATCGTGCGGACGCGTTCGACAATCTGAGCGTGCGCGGTGTTCTCGGCCTGCCCCTGCGCAGCCTGCTTTGCCGCGGTATCCTCGATTTGCGACACCGCTTCGTTGAGATGCGCGTGCAGATCATCGGCCTCGCGCGACGACAGCCCACCCGCTGACAGCCGCATGTCAGGCTTGAGCGCTTCCCACGCCTTGGTGCCTGGCAGCGTCCCGAGCGCGAAGTCAGGCGGCAGGACCACATCACCGCCAGTCGCAGCGGCTTCGTCGATGTGCGCCCGGTAGCGCTCCATCGGATCCGTGTATTGGTCGTAACTGTCTGATTGCATGTAGGCTTGCGCTGCTGTGGCGGGGACATAGACCGCCTGCACGCCGTGATGGTCCGCGTTTTCCGCGACGAGGCCATTGTATGCCACCGGATCGCGGCCGCGCAGTTTCGAATCTTGTGCGGCGCGGCCGAGGGCGTCGATGGTCGCAGATTCGACTGCAGCCTGAGATTGATGAGCGCGCGCAGCCGCAGCGGCCCGCGCCTTTTCGCCGGCCGTGTTCAGCGACTTTTCCAGCCCTGCGATCGTCAGGTTCGCAATACCGCCAGCCACCAGCGTTTGCACAGTCGTCGCCGCCATGTCGCCTGGCAGTTTTGCGGCAAGATCACCGAGCGTCTTGTCCCTGTTCTCAGGCAACATCGCATGCGCGGAAATGTCCTGCGCGACCGTCGAGAATTGCTCGCCGAGCTGTTCGCCGATCTGGCTTTTCAGAAAGCGCTTGAGGACCGAACCGCCCGCCTCGGTTTGATGCAGGAACGACAGTTTGCCAACATACTCGCCGCCGATCTCGGTTGCCGTATCGATGCCGGCATATGTCGCTGCTTTGGCATATGATGCGCCTTGCTCGCGCGCCGCAGTGTAGGACTGCCCACCCTGAGAAATGCCGCCCGTCGCCGCGCCTACGAGAGACGCGGCCTTGATGCCCAGCCCGACGCCGCGAGCAGCAAGACCACCGGCCATTGCAAGCGTAGTCGAAGGTGCATTGCTGATGCCGGCAAGCACCTGATCGGCGAACCAGTTGCCGGTTTGCGGCATCGTGCGCTTGGCGTAGTCGTTGGCATTCACGACCTGTTGCCGCAGCGCCGCCGACTCGCTCTTGTGCCCGACGCCTTCGGAAAGCATCTGTGCGAAACCTGCAATGCCGGAATAGATGTTCGCGGTGCCGGCCTTGAGCGCACCGCTGACTTGACCGGGAATCATCATTTCAGCGTCGATCGCCTGTTGGTCCCCCAAGATAGCCTGGCGCACCATCTGGGGAACCGAGAACGCAAGACCGAGCATCCCCAGCGCCTTGTGATCCCCTTGCGCCATGACCGCCGTGCGCGGGTTCGCCGCGAGGTGAGCGCCGATGGCGGGGTGATCGTCCATGACCTTCGAAAGCGCGCCCGCGTTCAGTGATTGCTCGACCTGATCGGGGTTGTCGACGGCACCAGGCGGCAGACCGGCATCGCGGGCCACGCGCGAGACCCGCGCTACCTGATCGGCAGGTGGAGAGCCAGTAATGTCGCTGAACGTCTGCAACGCACGTTGGCGCCGGATTTCGGCAACGACCGGATCATCATTCGATGCGGGTTGCGGCTGCGCTGGCGTGCGCGGATTGAACCGCTCGGCATAGGCGAAAGGATCGTTGAGCGGGTCTGTTGCCATCGTGCGGGGCTATGCGTCATAAGGCTGGGGTTGAATCGCACGGGAGGTTAGCCATGCGCAGCGCCATCGCCGCCGTCCTGCTGCTCGCAGGTTGCGCCAAGCACGATTCCGATGGCAGACATTGCCCTGTGATCGACCCCATGCTGCTGCACGGCATCAAGCCGGTGAACGACGCGCAGATGTGCATGGACATCGCCGCCGCGCGAATGAGCAACGCGCTGGGATCAGCGTCGGAGATCGCATCGGCGGCGGCAGTAGAATGCGATCACGAGGTTCAGGCCATGACAGCAGACGAGAAAGACCAACTCCGAGCCGATCAACTCAGGGAAAAGCTGCTCGACATCATGCGCAAGCGTTCGGCCTATATCGTGGTCAGCGCCAGATCGGGCAATTGCCTCGCTAACCCTGAATTCGCACGCCGGGTCAACTAACGCTTCATCACGCGGTACAAACGCAACAGTTCATCATCGTTCGGCGGCCGCCCCATCTCGCGCCGGAATTTGCCCACCAGTTCGGCGCGCTGATCGTCCCGCATGTTCGACAGTGAGAGCCTGTAGAGCGGCGTGTCGCTCGAACCGAACAGGCCCGACACCTTCACGTTCCGCGTCGCGTGCTGGAACAGCGAGTGGAAGTCGATCGGCTTTCCCGCCGCGTGCAGCTGCGTCGCCTCGGCTTCCATTGTCTGCATAACTGCCGACTTCTCGTCGTCCTTGAGTTTCAGGTTTCCGATGCGCTCGCCATAGCCGACAGCCTCGCTGATCCCGCTTGCTGGCGACCACGGCTGTTGCGGCTTCTGCGCATTGACGCGCATCTCGGCCTGCTTCGTCAGGTAGCCAGACATTTCGCCCGGCGTGATCTTGCCGACGAGCTCTCCCAGGTTCATCGCCGCGAACTTGGCCGGCTCCTCAATCCGCATGATATCGAGCGACATCGCGGTCTGACTGTTCGCCTTGGGCGCATCCGGCGTTGCGTTGGTCTCAGCCTGCTTCACATACCGGGCATAGGCTTCCGGCGACAATTGGTCTCGCACCGTCTGGGGAAGCTGGTTGATCGAGGTGAACTTGTCGCCCATCTGCGTGACCGCACGCACCGCTGCCTCGTCGGCCATGTCGCGTTGATGCCGCACCAACCCTTCGTCTTGTGCAATTTTCCTGTCGGCCAATTGCTTCATGTCTTGCGTGAATTCCCACGTCCAGCCCTCAGCCTTTGCCTGCGCGTCGATCTTCGCATAGACCGCCGTCTTGTCCCACTGCACGGGCGCGGTGCCGATGTGCGAGCCGTCGCCCAGCGCGGCCATGTTCTTCGCCACGTAGTCGCGGGTTTCAGCTGGCGCCGACCGTAGCCATGCCGCGCCGTACTTCGACACCGCATCATCGACATGGCCCTCGCCCCAATTGTACGCCGCCCATGCCTTTGCCGGGTCACCGTACTTCTTAAGCAAGGCGTTCTGCAGTTGCACCCCGACCCGCGCGAGGTCGTCAGTGTTCTTGCCGTCCCACGGCGCAATGCCGTGCCCCGGATCACGCGCGGTCGCGGGCATGACCTGCATTCGACCCATCGCGCCCTTCGGCGACGTGACCAGCGATCCATCGGCATTAAGATCGCGGTTGCCGCTTTCCGACTGTGCGGTGATCGCCGTCATGCGATCGGGCGTCACACCCGGCGCCGACCCGTCAGCGGGTGCGCCCTGTTCCTTCGCGCCAGCCGTCATCGCGCGCACGAAACCGGCTTCGAGTGATTGAGCATGCAAGGGGGCCTGCAGATCGCGTTCGACCGCCAAGCTATCCTTCGGCGTCATCTCATCCCGATGCGCAGCGAAATAGGCCTGCACCAAGTTCACGTCGCGGTTCGGATCGGCGAGCATGTTATCAAGCACGCCACGGTGAATGCCCGAGGTCGTATCCCGCTGTTCCATCGCCCGCGTCGTCGGATCGGTGACGCCGAGGAAGTCGAGGTGCGCGTTCTTCGCCTGCACAGCCTGTTGCACATACCCGAGCCGCTTGGCCGGGTCGTCGGCAGCGATGGCGCTATCCGACAGAGCATCGACGTTGGCCTTCAATGCCGTCGAGTGTTCGACCTGAGCCTGCTGGAATGCATGCGTCGTTACTTGCTCGGTCGCATCGCCATAGAAGCGGTCGATGTGCTGTTCGAGCATCCGGGCCATGCGTGGATTTGTCGCCTGCGCGATCAAGTCCGACTTGGCCTTGGTGATTTGATCCATGGCCGCTTGCTGGCCGGCGCGCGCATTCCCGCCGAGTTGCCCGCGAAACTGCTGCGCCACCGCCGCCATTTGCGTGCGACCATCCGCCGCCATCTTCATGGCCTGCGTTTCGTCGTTTTGCGCGTTGATGGCGTCCTGAACGTGGGCGTAGTCCTGCACCGCCCCGCCAAGCTGCTCCAATCCCTTCCCGAGCGCACTGCCCGGCATGTCCGGCGCACGGAAACGCGCCGAGGTGACTTCGACCGGGCCGACTTGTCCAGGCTGATAGGTTGGGATGCGTGGCACGACCTACACCCCGAACCCGCGATTGCTGCCCATATTGACGATGTAGCCGCCCATCGCCTTGGGGCTAGTAGCCGTGCTTCCCGGCATCCCAGCCTTCAGCCGTTGATACTGCGATGCGCCCGAAAGCACTGTCGACGCCGCGCCGAATGCCCCCGAGATCAGCGCGCCACTGGCCGCTGCTCGATCAGCATTTGCCTGCGCAACGTTATTCCAAGCGCCGATGTCATGCGCGCGGACGTTCTGGGCGCCTTGCTTATAGAGCCTGTTCACATCCTCAGCCGCGAGCATTTCGGTATCGCTCACATTGTCCGCCGCCGTGCCGAAGTCGGTCGAAACGCCATTCGCCGCCGCGCCAACAATCTGCTGCCCCTTGAGTTGGGCGACCTTGCGGTAGTGATCGAGCGCGGCAAGCCGGGTGTTCTCCTGTTCCTGATTCGCGGCCTCATGCTCAATCTGCGCGTTGCGGTCTTCGATTTGTGCCTTGTAATTCGATGCGGCGCTGGATTGGATTGCGCTGACCATCGTTCCGATACCGCCGAGCGCGGCACCAGCGATGGCAAGGGCGGCGACAGGCAGACACATCAGGAAGGCACCTTTTCAAAGGGAAGGAACTCGACACCGGCGATCTTTATCACCTCCTTCCCTATGTTGAAGCCCCACCGCTGTAGGAGACGGATGGCGCGGGTGTTGTGCGATGAAACTAGGTTGCGCAGAGTCACGGTTGAATCGCACAGCCGCGCAACCATCCCCGGCCCCCACATCAGCAGTTCGCGGCCATGGAGATAAACCTCGTCGGTCCCCAGGAACCAAGGCACGCCATCGCCGGTCAACACAGACTGCACGACAACGCCGAACATCGCTTCCGGCTCACCATCGACCAGCGCAGTCCACGCCTTCGCCGACGATGCCAGTGCATGCCGCAGCGCTTGCTTCGGTTCGCGGCCCATTGCCCAGCATTCCTGCTGGTCAATGTCTCGCATCAGCCGGGCAATGCGGCCGATATGCTTGTGCTGCGCGGGGACTAAGCGAACGCGGCTATGCATGGCTCACCCGTTTACGATCGGATCATATGCCACGCCGAGCAGCGTGAACGGCACCGGATCATCCTGCGCGATATAGAGGGATGCGTAGTCCTTCACCGCGTTGTCACAGTTCACGATCCAGTCGCCGTTCATGAGGTCGTCGGCAGTGCCATAAGCCTCAGTCATGCGCGATTTGACGCGAAACAGGTGATCAGCATCGATCCCAGCCTTGACCGAGCGAGTGTCCTTCAACGTCAGCACCGCCATGCCGACATTGTGCGAGCGACCGACGTTGACCCCAACGCCCGGCGTGTTCGCGCGATAGGGCAGCGTTTCAACCGCAAGCGAGTAGGGGATGCCGAACACAGCTTTGCGGCCCGGTGGCACCGATGCCGGCAATGTGACTGACCCGCCCGATACCGTCAGCCCGGTCACAATCACGCCGTCGACCAGTCCAGCAATGTCGGTGCGGCCATTGAGATGGCTTAGGCCTGAAAACGTCGATTGAGGCGTTCCGTATTCACCGGACACCGAGCAATCGAGGTAGTTGGAATCTGCGACTGTGTTCCACCAATATGATGCCATGCGCTCAACGAAGCGCTTGGTCACACCGGCAATCACGCGCTCGACAATTAGATAGACACGATCCTCGCCGTTCTCGAATATCGAGCAGACCGACTTCACTAGCCCATCGGTCTCACACAGCGTCCAGCCCCAGACGTTTTGCTCTTGCTCCCAAGTGAAGCACAGCAGCGCCCCATCAGAACGCGCGGCCCAGATCAGGGAATGCGGTTCCTGCACATAGCACCATGACACGATCGACATGCGCTCAAGGAAGTGCGGCGAGAAGATCGACACATCGTTCGACTTGTAGCCGTCGATGGCGAAGTCATAGCCGATCGTGCGCACCGCTGATCCAGTGGCTGGCGTGTAGAAGATCACGTTGTCTATCACGATAGGCTTGAGGCGCGAGGCCGACCGGCCTGACTGTCTGCGCACCGATGGGGCAGAGTTTGCCGTGATCGCCCCGCCTTGCCCATCGCCGTCAATGTTGAAGATTGCATCGCTGGTCAGGGCGATGAGCGAGGTTGTGGGCGCGAAGTGGTTCAGCGCGCCGACCTTGGCGCCCATGACCGCGAACGACAAGCTGTCATCGGCCCGCAGTGGTCGCGAGCGGTCCATGTTCTCCAACTGTGAGACGCCCGTGCGCGATCCCCACCCGCCGTGCGGGACATTGGTTGTGCGGCCCCAGAACAGACGTTGCTGGAAAAGGGTAACGCTGGACGGATAATCGCCAGCGCCGGGGAACGGATTGAAGGCTTGCGGCGGAGCCTTGTCGAGGGCGGGGCCGATATTGTTATCGGTGAACTGCAGATCCTCGGTCGTGCCGATATAGCCGTAGAACTGGAATTGTTCGGCCTTGTAGACGTTGTAGCGGGTTGCACCTGTCACCGCCGACCATGAGAGCGCATTGTAGTTGCGCTTGAGCGTCAAATCATTGTTGACCGTCTGCACACCACTTGCCCGGCTTTCCTGCCCATTGTCGTCGTTGACCGCAGTGACGACATAGGACTGGTTGAGGGGGAAGTACGCCGCGCCGCTGTTTGGTGCATCGGTGTTCGGAGTGTTCGCCGTCACGGCCAGCCCGGCCGGCGCAGAGATCGACGGACCAAAGGTCAGGGAGACCACTTCCCAATTGGTATTCGTGTGGCGCAGCAGCTTCGAAGGGGCATGGCTGAGGTGCGCGAGATAGACGGTATCGGTCGTTTGATCGTAATCGACTTCAGCCAGTTCCGTCCCCGTGTACGGCGTGGCACACTGATACGGCACGGGGCCATCGAGCACGCGCCCACCATCAGCGCATGGCGACATGTAGAGGTGCCCGAATTCCAGCGCATAGGCCTGCGTCAGACTGAATTGAAACGGGATCAGCCGATTGTCATGCGCGGCGTCGATCACCTCCGCCACAAATTCCATCCCAGGGCGCTTCGTCACGCCGCCGTATTTCAGCACAAAGACGTTGCGCGCCTTCTTGAGGCCAGACTGCCATGCATCGACATCAAACCGGCCATAGAGGTGCGGGCCGATTTCCCCCCGGCTGAAGTTGACCTGCGCGGCGCGAAAATTCACACGCCGACTCCCGAACGCGCCCACTCGGCATCGGATACGTAGCGGGGCTGGCGACGTGGGTTCTTATTCTCTTCAGCGGCGATAGCGATGTTCTTCGCGGCGATCGCCAACGACTGCGCGAACTGCGCGAGGCGGGCATCCTTCTTGATCGGCAGGGCAATGCGGAATGCGAGTTCAGTGACAAAGGCGCGGCGCACAAGCGGGCGCATGGTGCCGACATCGAACGTCGCGCTGGCATAGATGAGGATCGCGTTGTCGATGTTCGCGTAGATCACGCCGCCCTCATAGGTGAACGGGATCGAGGCGGTATCCTGCACCGGGTAGTCGCCAAGGCCATAGGCTTGCAGCGTGGTTGCCGCGTCCTCGGTCTCGCGCAGATCGACGGGATCAGTCATGTCGGCAGGCGGCGCATAGGCATAGAGCCATTCGGCGGCGCGATCGTTCGTGACCTTGGCCAGCGTTGCCCGCTTGAGCAGACTGATCCAGTCGGTCCATTCCGCCATCTCGTCGAGCACGGTTTGCGACCAGCGCTTGCACTCGCGCGCTTCGAGGCTGTCCTCGGTCAGAGCTGCGATTTGTCCCGCCGCGATCGTCGAGAGCGCCTCGTTGCAGAGCGTGATGACGGAGGCCATCGGAGATTACGAGCCGTTGCCGGGAGTGACCATGAGCGTCGTGGTGTCGGTGCCATCGCAAATGGCGGCAACATAGACGCTGCCACCAAGGCTCCGAATGATTCTGCTGTCACCAGCCTTGATCGGCATGGAACCGCTCGCGCTAGTGGTCGTAACAGTGGCCGTGACCGTACTGCCGCCTATTTCGATGTAGCAGTCCTTCGCGCCCTGGTTATACATCAGCAAATCAACTTCCACGTCGGAACTAACCTGCTTTCTCTCCATCGAGGCAGTCACAGCCAGTCCGACAGAAGCACCGGGTCGAGGTGCAAATTTCTGGATAATCATAGACGCGGCCTCCTAGGCTTTCCCGCTGCCTATGCCGCGATGCCCCGGCCTTGAATCGCGATCAGATCGCGCCCTTGGCCTTTAGGTCATCGACCAGCGCCTTCATGTGGCGAGACAGCACCTGAACGGCATTCGCGACCGCCTGCACCTCGGCTTGCGTGGGCGGGTTGCTGATCGTCGGTGCGGTGTATGTGGCGAAGGTCGTACGGTCAGCGGTGCCGGTTGCAGCGGCCCATGCCGACGAGACCACGGGCGCGATGAAATCGCCAGATAGCCCGGCAGCGGTTTTGCCGAGCGCATAGTCTGAAGGTCCGACTTCCGTCGACTGCTGGCCGCGCGCGCTGGGCTGATCGGAGAGGTTAAGTTGTGCCATGATGGAAAGGGGCGGCTACCGGAGCAACCGCCCCACCCCCTGTCAGCCGTCCGTAAGGTCGGCGGGCGCCTTGCGACCCTTGGCCGGCGCTTCATCCGGATACTTCTCCGGGAAAGCCGCCTTGCATGCCGCCTTGGCCGCATCGTCGATCGGTTCCCAGGTCGAGCCCGCCGGGCCGTCGAACGAGAATTCCTCGCCGACGAACACCATGCGGCCCTGGTCGCAGAGATAAACGGCGATGTCGGTTGCGCGATAGCGTGCCATCGTTCAACCCCCTTAGACCGCGACGCCGAGGGCGCTGTTGGTCTGGCGACCGTCAACGACGCCGGCCGTGATCTTGCCCGTGGTCGCGCTCGACCCGGCCACGGTGTACTTGAGGCGGACATAACGCTCATTGGTGCCGAGCGGGAAGTGCGCCGGAACCTTGAACGGATAGCCCGCCACCAGCGTCGCCACCGGGATCGCACCCGACGAATAGACGGTCGTGGCCGAGGAAAACGACGAGTTGTCGTCGGTCTCGATCGTGACGGTGAGGCTGGTCAGCGTCGCGAACGTTTCGGTGACGAGGCAGGAAATGGCGATTTCCTTGCCGGCGCCGATGTCGCGCGTGAGAGCGATGCCGCCGAACGGAGTGCCGGTAGCACCCAGATCAATGGAGTTGGTCGAGGCAGCGGTCGCCGTGATGGCCTGATTGCTGCTGAACTGCAGGGTAGTGTCGAAGATCATTGTGTTCTCCAATTTCAAGAGTTCGTCAGTCGAGCCGTCAGCTCACCAGGGTTTCGGTGTTCAGCAGGGCGTCGGTGCGGCGGATGGGAATGCCGCGCCACGACATCACTTCCTCGCCCTGGATTTCCATCGGCGTCAGGCGGACGAAGTTGTCGGTGCCACCTGGGCGGTTGGTCGATTCCGCGTCGAGCGCCTCGTACATGGTGCGGTTCATGTAGATGACGGTGCGGCCCGGCGATGCGACGCCCGGCTTGTCCATCTGATAGGCGTGGGTGCCCTGCAGCTTGTGGTAGGCCTTGCGCATCAGCGCGTTCACCTTGACCGAGCCGGCGATCACGTCCGAAACGTCGATGTTCGCGACGCGGGCGTTCCAACGCCAGTCCTTCACGCAGAGACCCGCGTGCTGCGCGAAGTATTCTTCCTTCACGTAGTAAGGGTTCGACGAACCGTCGAGCACGCGGACTTCGCCCTTGTCCTCGCGCTGCAGTCCCGAAGGAATGCCGGCCGGGGTCAGCACCGAGGTCTGCATGTCGCCGTGGGTGACGAACCAGATCGAGGTGTTGTCCGAGCCCGAACCGCCGCCAGCGATCACGTTGACGTTGCTCAGTGAGTTGTAGCGCGGCGCCAGGCCGTGAAACTGCGTCGGCGAGGTGAACACGTTCGAGTAGAAGAACGCCGATTCCAGCGTCTGCGCCATGGATTCGATGAATCCCTGCGCTTCCATCAGGCGCAGCTTGCCGGTCTCGGTCGGGTGCAGCTTGAGCAGGCGGGTGTCGACGCTCGACAGGCCCTCGGCAAAGCCGGTGGTCTCTTCGACGGTCGTGTAGCCGCCCTTGCTCTGCGCGATGCCCTGATAGAGCGCGCCCCACGAGACCGAAGGCAGACCCGAGCGGATCGAGACGGCGTGCTTCGTGCCCTTGTTGCAGGCCTGCACGTTCGCGTCCTTCAGGAAGGGCGAGAACTGGTGCAGCACTTCGGCGATCGCAGCCTCGGCTCCGAGGTCCTGCATCTTGAGTGCATCGATGAGATTCCAGTAGGTGGCGCCAAGAACGGCCATGGTTCAGTCTCCTAGTCGTTGGGATACATCGCCTTCCAAGCCGGAACGTCCTCGCGAACGCCGGAATTGGAGCGGGCGAACAGGCCGTCCTCGCCAGCCATCTCGCCGAGCGCGCGGAATGCACGGATCATGTCGGGATGGTTGCCGAAGCCGGTTTCGTTGAGGGCCGCGCGGAAAGGATGCGGCGACTTGCCGTCCTCACCGAAGCCCGTGTTGCGGAAGCCGAGGGCATCGAGGCCCTTGGCTGCGAGGTGCGTCGACTCTTCGCGCTTGGCGCCGCCGATGTCGGGGTCAGCCGCAAACGCATCGAGCCACGCCTTGCGCTGCGAAGCGCCGGCATCGAGCAGTTGCTGCGTCAGCGCGGCTTGCGCCTTCTCCATGATCTTCGGCGCCAGCGGCAGCAAGGCGTTGGCCTGGTCGTTGGTCAGGTTCAGGTCGCGCAGGATCGGCTCAGCTTCAGCGACGAGTTCGGGATCGAGGTCGATGCCTTCGAGCGCCAGTTCGTACTTCTCAGGCGCGCCGGCAGGCTGATCTTTGGTCTCGGCAGCGGGTTCCTCGCCTTCCTTGACCGCAGTTACCTCGCCGTCGCCCAGCACCGTGCCTTCTTCGGCGGCAGGGGCCTCGGCCTGAACGGCTTCGGGCGACGCAGCGGGGGCGGCCTGTGCATCAGATACCGGCGTATCGGCCGGGCTGGCTGTCGTCGTCTCGGTCTGGATCGTCACTTCGTCGGTCACGGGGTTTGTCCTTCGGCTTGGGGTTCATGGCTTCACGGATAATCTGATCGAGCGTCGCCAAACCTTGGGGCGAGCGCAGCGGTTCAGGCTGTCCGGCATCAGCCAGCATCAGCAGATCGAGCCCCAAGCTACGACGTCCCTCCGCGAGATCACGCCCTGTTTGCCCATTGGCGGGGTTGATGTGCCCGAGCAGGCCAGCGGCTTGAATCGCGGCGAACAGGAACCGGCGAAATTCAGCGCGGCCGAGCAGGTATTCCGCATCCTCGCGCGTGAGGTCGGCGATCATGCAGGCATCATCCGATTGAGCAGCGAGGTGCCGTTCGCATCGGTCTGGCTGAGTAGTTGCGCGGCCTGCGCGCCGTCCTTCACAGCAGGCATCGTGCTCGCCATCTGCGCGGCCTGCGCCTGCTGTGCGCGAGCCTGGCGCATCTGTTCCGCCTCGGCAGTCGAGCGGATGATCTTCGACGGCGCGCCAGCCCGGTAGGCGTATTCGTCGATCGTGGCGTCGACATCGATCTTGTCGTGCGCGTCGGGGAACGCGGCGATCATGTTGCCAACGAACGAGACCGTGCGCTCGATCTGGCCAATGCCAACCATGCGCTGCATCTGGTGCAGGATCGACACGAACTCGACGTTGATCTGATCCACGCCCGCATCGACCAGCGATTGCGGGGGCGGGGGCAGCATCCCGCCGCGGAACATGATGCCGAACGCGCGGTCGATTGCGACTTCCAGCTTTTCGTTCGAGACGCGCTCGATCACCGGGCCGAGCTGGGTCAGCTTCTCTTCATTGCGCGCCGCGATCTCTTCGACGTTGCGGGGCTGGATGCCCTGCATGTTCGTGATGGCGTTGAACAGGTCGGCATAGGACAGCGCATCGATCTGCTGCTGGCACTTGAGCACTTCCTGCCCGATCGCCTCGACGGCCTGATAGGGCATCTGGTACGGGATGACGACCTGATCCTGCGTCAGTCCGTTCGTGGTGAACGTGCGCCCAGGTTCGCCGGTCAGTCGCGCGCCAGTCGGAACGCCCATCTCCGGCTTGACCAACTTGTCGATCGCCTCGTTGCGGCGCTTGGTCTGCATCTGCAGTTCACGCAGTGCAGGCAGGGCTTCCATGGCAGGCGAGACGCCATAGGTATCGCCGCCCACGACGTCCCAACGTGGCGACCAGAACGGTTGCTCGTTGTAGCCCGATATCTTGGTGACGAAATCTGCGCGGGTGTCGTTGTAGTCCCAATAGACCGAGCGCCACGGCTTGGACCCGATGCGGTTCGGATTGTACTCAGGATCAGGCTCGATCGCCTGATAGTACTGCACCGGCAGCGTGTAGTTCGATTGATCGTAGAGGTTGCGCACCGCTGGCGAGACGCGGTCCTTGAATGTCTGCACGGCCTGGCGCACATCCATCGGGCAGAACCGGAACAGCGTGTCTGGCACAAGCGAGTGGCTGATCGCGATCCAGTATTCGCCGGCCGTCAGCGAGTGGCACACCGCGCCAACGGTCTGGTCCTCGACCATGACGCAGCCCTCGGTGCCGAACAGGCCGAGTTCCGCATATCCCGCCTTGGCCGACGAATAGAAGTTGGACGCGCCGAGGAAGTTGTAGAGCCGCTTCTCGCAGACGCTCAGCCAGTCCTTGACCTCGGGTCGCTCACTCAGTTCCTCGTCAGCCAGCTTGAGCATGAACCACGGGCGGGACACGCTCGACAGCCCGCTTGTCATGCCGTTGGTCAGCGTGCGGAACGCCTCGATGCCCTTGGGATCGAGCAGGCGGTTGTTGCGCACCCGGCGCCGCGATCCCTTGTCGCGTTCGTTCGAGAGGAATCGCGACCGGGCAGGCTGTGCGAACCGGGCGATGTCGAGCCATTCCGCCTCGAAATCGGTGCGGATCGCCTTCATGCCTTCGAGCCGGCGTTGCAGCCGGTGACGCAGACTGTCCCCGTTGAAAGTGGCGGGTTCGTTAGCCAAGGGTCGGCTTCGAGACCGTGGGCGAGCCGAGCACGCCCTGAGGCGAGGTAATCATGCCAGCGAGCATGGCGCGGCGCAGGCGCGAGGGATCGGTGCCGACGTTCTGCGCGCCCTGATCGGGCAGCTTCATGGCTTGGCGCTCAGCGGGCGGCGGCGGCATGGACGGGGTGGAGCAGATAGCGGCCTCCTATGGTCAGACGTGCGTGATGAGGCCGATGAAGCCGACACACAGGATCACGCAGAGACCGTTGTGGAAGGCCGATCGGTCGAGCATCGCGATGGTTTCGAGATCGAGCGCGCCGCGATGCTTCAGGTCGAAGAGGCAGACGCGCACCCAGTTTACGGCGCAGTAGAGCGCGATGGCGGCGAGCAGGATGATGATGGCGATCGGCACGTGCGGCCTCCTAGGTTCGGAGGCTGGCTATCGCGTGGGGGTGGTTGCTTGAATCGCGGGCAAAGGAAGGCCCGCCTTCACGGGGGTCAAGGCGGGCCTAGTCGGGAGGGGATGCCGTGAGGCGGGGCCGGGTTATTCGGCCCGGCGTGGTGGTTGAATCGCGGGGTTAGAGTTCCTCATACCGATCCCGCACCCGAACAGGCTCAGGCAGCGGGGGAAATGGCGTCGGGTCCATGGCGAAACGTTTCCGCATGGCAGGCTCGTTACGCCTGATCCAGTGGCGATCGTGGCCGAGCTGGATCAGGGCGTTGGCATAGGCGTGGAAGGGGTCAGTCAAGCTCTGCATAGCGGTCGCCTCCTGTCACATTCGCAGCCATCGCGTCGATCTCGATATTCTTCAGCGTCGTCAGATTGGCAAGGCAGCACGCGTCGCCATCGTCCGGTGAGTGCCCGAGCGCCTTTTTCTGCGCGTCCTTGGGCATGATGAAGATACCGCCTGGTCGCAGTTCCCACTTGTAAGACGCCAGATCCTTGCGCAACCGGGGATCAGGTGGCAGCGCGATCGGCGCCGGACTTTGCGGGTCTAGTGCTTCCCGCATTCGCCAGATCACCTCAGCGCGCAGGTTAAAGAATTCCAGCGTGCCATCGGCCGTCTTGCCCTTTGATCCGGACGCGAAGTTGACCGGCACCGTCTGCACGTCGTTCGCGGTCAGGAAGTTGACGCAGGACAAGCCCCACCCGATCACGTCGGCGTGGACCACAGCGCGGTCCTTGCGCGCCATGATGACGTGGCCCGCAGCGATCGGGCCGGCACGCTCTTGCGGTATCTCTCGGCCGGGAATGCGCACGGGATGATCGAACCACGATCCATGCCGCGCATAAATCACCATGTTGTCGGCGCCGCCGGCAGCAGGATCAACGCCCAGACTATCCATCACGCCTTTCGCATCGCGCGCCTTCCATCGCGCCATCGCTGCGTCGATCCACGACGACGGAATCGCCTGCCACGGATCGTCGTCGACGCCGGCCGCGAAATCGCCTTCCAGCATTTGCGAGCGCAGGGGTTCGGGCAAGCTCTGCAGCGTCTGGATATAGCCCGAGCGGACGTAGAAATAGTTATCGGTGACACGCGACGGAATGAACGTGCGTGACCGCGGCATGATGATCTTTTCCGCAGTGAACTCGCCCGGGTCGAAGTCATAGACGGGCTCGCCGCGGAACAGCACGAACGGCGCGTCGTTCTCGCATTCCACGTCCTCGCCCTTGATCGTGGTGAACCAGCGCAGTTCCCCCGGCTTGGCAGGGTTAGGATGGTGCGGATCGAGCCACGGCGCGAAGAACTTGATCACCCAGCGCCCCTCGGTCGTGGTCGGTGGGTTGAACGTCATCAGCACCCGGCAGCGCTGCACAGGATCGTTCGAGCGCGTCCAGCCCATGGTGAAGCGCACTTGCGCCTCCCGCTGTTCCGTCACCTCGTCATATGCCTTGAGGTCGTGCGGGCGCCCCTGCCATTTCTGGTGGTCGGTCGGATTGTCGAGACCGGCGAATTCGATCAGTCGATCGCCTACGCGCCAGGCGGATTTCTGGCTGTTGTAGCCATCGGTTGACCCGAGGATTTCCGTCATGCGCTGGATTATGCCCTCAGTCTGGGTCTTTTCCCGCCGAAAGATCGCGGTGCGCTTGTGCTCGGTCAGCGCCAAGCCCACGATCAGGTCTGACTTGCCGCCACCCGCAGCGCCGCCATAGCCGGTGATGAATGCCAGGCTGTCCGCCGCCTCGGATTGCCTACCGACTTGCGCGCGCCAGATGTGTTGCGACAGATCGCTTTCCAGCAGCCGCGTCACCTCGTCGCGCTCGTCGGGCGTCAGATGCTCCCACAGCGCATCGAGGTAGGCAGGGTCAGTCAGACTCATCGCTGCCCTTGCGCGCTTCCGCAGCCGCCAGGATCGCCGCAAGCCTGGTTGCGCGCTCGACTTCGCCCAGCGCCAGTTTCTCGCCATCGGCATCGGCGTGCTTGATCGTGGTCGCGTCGCCATAGCGCTTGGGGTCCCACTTCGCGAGCAACTTGAGCCGGGTTTCGACACGCAGCTTCGATCGGCTGATCCATTCGCTATCGGCGCGGACGCCATCAGCGGTGCGGATCGTGTCGCGGCCGGTCTCGTCAGCGATGTCCATGCACTCAGCCGCAAGCACATCGAAGCCGAGTTCGCGCGCGCGCGCATACGCGATGGCGAGATTTTCGTCTTCGTCACACCATCCCCTCACCGTCGATGCGTCAGGCATCCCCTCATCGCGGCAAAGCACTGCGAGCGGCGTCCCATTAGCCAAACCTTCGAGAACGCGCTGGATGGCCTTCTGGCGAGCCTCAGGGCTGTACATTCCGCGCGCCCCTCGTGTTGATCCGATAAGTCCCACCCGCATCAGCCTTGATCGCCTTCGATCCTTTGGGCACATGCGGCTCGAAAGTCTTTTGCCGCGGATCGAAGGCAGTCCAGCGCCCGGTTGCTACCACCCGAATGCGCCGATACCGATTTGCAAAACGCTCCACCTCGATCAGCCCCTTCGTTTCCAGTCGATGCACCGTCTTGGGCCCCATCGAGCAGGACTCGAATCCCACCGCGACCTCGAAGTCGATGTTCACCGGGCAAGGCAGCCCCATGTCAGCCGCCTCATAGATCATCTGATAAACCACCTGCTCGGCCGGGCTCAGTTCAGCCGGCGACGGGAAATCGTCAGTCATCGCGTTCATCGTAAGTCCCCCTTGCATGTTCATCTGCCCAGCCACCGAAGATGGGCCGCGATGATTTTCGGATTGCCAGCAACCATCACCATTGCACCGGCTTGCGCGTTGAAACCCACTTGCCACCGCCCCGGACATTTTCGACCGGCACAGAATGCCATTCGAACCGGCGATGAGTGCCGCACCAAATCCAGACAAGTTGGTCGTCGCCATTGATCTCGTCTGCCTCCTCAATTCGGTCGCAATTCAATTCGTGCCGCTCGCTCATTTGCTCCACCTCGAAATTGCTCCACCAAACCCGCGCTACATGCTCCGCTCCACCCACCACCCCCCTCCGGGGGGGAGGTGGTGGTGGAGCAGCATTCCGGGCCATGTCCCTGCTCCACTTGCTCCACCTTGCTCCACTCCACCTATTTGAGGTGGAGCAGTCACTCTGCGACCCATGTTCCGACCACCACGAATTTGCGAACGCGCCGCGTTTCGTCCTCGTCCTCGACCACGCGGAGCACGTCATTTTTGACCCACTCGCGAAGCAGAGAGATGATGCGCTTGCGATCGCGCGGTTCATCAGGATCGAACATCATCACGTCCGCCACAGCACGCCCTACCCAATCTTTGGCCTGCTGGTTCTCCCGCCAGCGCCCGGCCCCGACCGCCAACTGAACGCGCCGCAAGTGTGAGACCGTCACACCATCGAACACGCTGGGAGGCGTCCAGGGACGAAGCGCACCCACCTCGTCAGGAGGCAGGTCATCAGTGCCATTATTGAGCGTCACACTGATCTTCTCAAACCACCGCGCCCGTCCCGATTTGAGCGACTGGTTGGCCTTTGCATCATCGTAGCGGACGAACCGGAACCGTTCGGCCGGGTCGATGCCAATCTGCTCGGCGTCGTTCGCACTCATCGGCATGAGCGTGGCAGTGATGCGAGTGCTGTTCACGATCGAGCCGGCGCCTCGGACAATATCGGCGTTGCCCGCGCCGTTCTCCGAGCCCTTGGTCGTGTGGTGCACGAGGTAGACAGCGCAACCGGTCGCGCGGGCGATCTCGTCGCGCCAGATGCGCATGGCCCACTTGACTTCGCTGTTGCTGTTCTCGTCGCCCTCGAAAGTCTCCGCGAAGGGATCGACGATTAAAACACCGATGTCATGGTCGACGATGTACCGGCGCAGCGTCTCGACGACCGGGGTTGAAACCACCGTCTTTCGGTTGGGATCAGCGCGCGCGACGATGATGCTTTCGGGATCGGCCGCAAGGTCAATCATGCCGCGCAGTTCGGTGACATCCTTGCCCATGACGCGCCGTGCAGCGGCGAGACGGCGGCGCTGCTCCTGCATGTCGTCCTCGACGTTGATGACCAGCGCCCGGCACCGTTTGCGCGGGATCATGTCGCCCCATGCACCGCCAGTCGCAAGGGTGATAGCGAGCTGCAGCGTGAACAGCGATTTGCCCGAACCGCCAGGCGCTACCAGCATATGTGTGTAGCCGGACAACATGACGCCTGGGATGATCCACGGGCGCGGAGGAACGTCCGCCTCTTCAAAGTCAAACGCATCGACAACCTTGAAGTCAGTCGGTTCGGCAGCCGGCGTTTCTTCCGGCGCATCATATTCGATCGTTCCGCCTTCCACCCAATCCGGCATATCGTCATAGCCCGGCGTCTCGAACATCCACCCAGGCGCGTCCCGCTGGGTCGGATAGATCACGTTCGAGGCGCGCGCTTCTTGCCCGAGCTGGCGATAGGCGGACTTGTGGTCCCCGCCGTGCTTGAAGTGAACGTAGAGATCATAGGCATCGCCGAAGCAGCCCGACTTGCAGGCAGTGCCCACGCCCGCTGCCGCGTCGCTCTGTGACAGGCTGACCCACTTGGAACCGATCACCCGCGTCGCATACGTCTCGCCGGTTTGCAGGGGCGAGCGCCAGTCCTCGGGATGGCGCGGTGACTGTTCGTAGCCGCAAATTTCCAGCATCGTGGCAACGCTGTTCGCGGCGTTGAAGTCCTCCATGATCGACGCGCCGTCACCGCGGGGTTTCGCGGCCCGGCGTTGCTCGGCTTCGCGGCGGATGCGTTCGCGCTCCTGCTCGTCCTCGATGCGCTTGCGGCGGATGGCAGCGATGCCGGCCGCAACGGTGCCCTGGTCGATCGGCAGGCCGGGCTTGTCGAGACCGCTGCTGGCGCGTTTGAAATAGAGCGGCGCGCCGTCGTCGCCGCGCAAAGGCGTTTGCGACTTGGCATGGATCGCCGGGACGTTCGGCGCATAGACAGGCTGCCCGGCGCGGGACAGCGCGCGGTCCATCGCCACGCCGTTCGCTTCCATGAAGTCGAAGAACGCGGTCTGCGCATCGTACCAGTCATTGAAGCCGCACTGCACCGCGAAGGGTATGACCACGCGCCAACGCATGTCACCGGGCCGGGCGTGGGCGCTGCTATAGACCAGCCATGCAAGATCGCCGGCAAACTGGCGCACGAGCTCGCGAACCGTGTTCAGCGGGTGATCACCCTTGTCGATGTCGCCAGTGAGCGCCACGAACGAGCCGCGCTCACGCTGCGCACCGTGGTTACGCGCGTCGTGGTCGTGGTAGGTCGATGGGATGAATGCCAAACCGCCGCCCTTGGCCTTGTCGCCGGGCTTCATCGTGAAAATCTGCTGCAGCGTGCGCGTGCTGTAGTCTTCGCCGGTGTCGATGTTCGTGTCGGATTGCCCCTCGAACACGGTCACAGGCCAAGCGGTCCATGCTGGCGCGGGCGTTTGCAGGTCAGAGGATGCCGTCGCCATTATGCCGCCTTCAAGTCCAGAACGCGAATCCAGTCCTCGGCTTCCTGCGTGGAAATGTGGCCGTGCTGGTGCGCGATGAGGATGCGGGCTTTCTGCTCGGCCGGGTTGCCGCGCTCGGCTTCGATCATGCGCAGGACGATGCCCTTGAGCACGTCGCCGAAGGATTGCGCGGGGGTAGCGGGATCGTTCCTCATGCCACCCGCCCCCGCACAGGAGCGCCCAGCGAGGCCAGCCATGAGACAGCAGCCTTGACGGTGAAGAAGCACCCGTAGGCGTGCCCGCGCTCCGTCATGGAATTGCCGAAGTCGATTTGCGCGGCCGACAGCTTGCCGGGCTTGCCGTGCTTGTCGAAACCTTTCAGTTCCAACCAGGCGCAAGACCGCGCCGGGTCAGCTTCGAGCGACTTGCGCCAGTCCCAAGCAACCACGAGGTCAGCAGCCCCAGGCAGCAACCCTTCCGCCTTCGCCCTGCCCGCCGCCCACTGCGAACGCTTCCCGGCATTGGGGATGGCGAACGCGATAAGTTCGGGGCTGGTCTTGCGGATGTAGGCGATGAATGCTTTCTGGCGCTCGACTTCCGGCCACATGCGCGGATCAGGACCGGGCGCGGGCGTAGGCTCAACCGGAAACAGCGGCGCGGTCGGCGCTTCAAGGGCGTCCCACTCGGTCACCCCCACACCTCCGCACGATGCCGACGCGCGTCCGCAACCTTCTGGCGAATGGTCTCCTCGCTCCACCCGGTAGCGCGCGCCCACCCGGCAATGAACGGTTCCACGCCGTCGAGGTCTTGCCGCGTCGTGATCGCGGTCAGGAAGGCCGCGCGGTGATATTCGCGGGTTGGCGCCGTGTCGCGCTTCGGGGCGCGGCGCATTATGCTGCCCTCCGCAATTCCTGCTCGAACTGCTGCCGCGCGTAGGTTGCGCCGAAATAGCACCGCATCTTGATGTAAGCCGGATCATTGGAATACGGCAGTTTCGACGGCCCCGGCTTGAGACCAGCCGCCTTTGCCCGCGCGATGCCACGCATGATCCGGGCATGACGTTCGGCATCATCAGCGCGGGCACCCATGCGCTTCAGGATCACCGACGCGCGGCCCATGCCGATGCCATACTTGGCGGATAGTTCGGCCAGCGTGGCCCCGGCGCGGTAGTCATCCGCCAGCCGTGCATTGCGTGCCGACTTGCAAGGCTGCGCGCGTTTGGCCTTCATCCGTCGAATGATCGCGGACACCGAAGAAGCTGCGAGTCCATAGCGTTCTGCAATGACGTACTGAAACTCGCCAGACAGCCATGCCGCGACGATCTCGGTGTTGCGGGCAAGGTTTTTCACGCCGCCTTGCTCCCGAACCGCCCACGCACGCCGCGCGGTTGCCCCAGGTGCGTGCGGGCGAGCTTGGCCTCGGCTTCGTCGGCGCGATGGCGGGTGGCAGCATGGGCGGCGCGCTCGTTGTGCAGGTCCAGTTCCGAAGCGTGCAGCAGGCCGCGCACCTTGTCGCAGCGGGTGCTGGCGTTGCGTTCGGCGGCTTCGGCAGCTTTGCGAGCAGCATCCGCCTCCCGCCACTTCGCCGCCCATTCCTCGGCCACGTCATCGAACGCGCGCGCAGTGCCCCGCCACACCGAACAGCGCCAGAGCGAAATCGCAGCGGTGATCGTCGAGACGGCGGTTGCAACTTCCAGAACTGCCATCGGTTCCTCCGAATTATGGTTAATGGTCAAAGGCGTTTCAAAGCGGCACACGTCCAACGCTGCAGTTTGCAGGTCAGGCCGAACGTGTCAGAATCGGGAAATGCGAAACTTTGGGATCATGCTTGACGGACGCGATGCAAAACCGGCCGCGCTCACCAGCCTTGACGCGGGCAAGGTATTCGTCGGGCGTCAGGGTGATGATCTCGCGCACCACAGCCTAGGCCTCCACGATGCGCATGGCGGGAAACCACAGCAGTGCAAACGGCTCGCCATCGGCATCCAGGCCGGGGCGCTGGATCGCCCATTCATCGGTGCGATCGTGCCAAATCTGCTTGCACAGCAGCACGCCGGTAACGCCGGTCAATTTGTCGCGAACCTTCGCGCCAAGGTCGATCGTAGCCATCTAAGCGCAATCCTGATCTTTGGCCTGATCCAGCATCTCGCCAACACCGCGTGCGATGGCGCGACCGATGCGGGGGGCGGCGTAGAAGCCGAGCGCGGTGAGGAGGAGGGCGAGGGTGGTCATGCTGCGCGCTCGGAAGTCGGCGCCCACGGTTCGATCTGTTCGAGCGCTTCGATTTGCGCATCTGTCAGTCCGCTCAGCATCGGATGCCGCCAGCCCGTCTTGCGCATGATGTGGATTGCGAGCGGGCGTGACGGCGCGCGGCCGCGATTGCCGCTCAAAATCTCGCTGGCATAGGAAGGGCTAATGCCAACCGCCTCCGCCAAACCCGATGTGGTAGGTTTTTCCATGGCCCAACATTCGCAGATTGCGAATATATTGGCAAGCCCTCAAATTCGCAAAACGCGGGATGCACCAAATTGGCTAGTATCGCACACTGCGTACATGCCAGACGCCCACGACTCCGAAGAGAAGAACGGCGGCCCCAATCACCTTGGGGCGTGGATGCGCTATCGCAAGATCAAAGGAGCGGCGCTGGCGAAGTCACTCGATATCACCCCCGGCATGGTGAGCGATCTGGTCAACAGCAACCGGGCGCTTTCGGCAAAGTGGTTACGGCGGCTCGCGCCCGAACTGAAAACGACGCCGGGCATGCTTCTGGACCATGATCCATTCGACCTGGATTCCGATCTGATAGAGATTTGGGTAACGGCCAGCTTAGAGCAGCGCAAAACGCTTTCCGACGTGGCGCGGGCAGTGGTGAAGTCCGACCAGCTCAAGGACGGGACGAACAGCATATGACTACCAGCGCTCCTGACCGGTGTGTTTCATGAACCATAGTTTCAGCACGGATCACCTGTCGGTTGAAGCCCGATCATTCTTTCTCGCATACGGCAGATGCGTGATTGCTTGGAACGGTGCGGAACAACAGGTTAGGCAGTTGTTATCTGCCTTAATTAGCGGAGAAACCCATAGCGTTCTTGGGAATATCCTATCCGCTGAACTGGGAACCAGGGCGATAGCAGAGACTCTTCAGTCCATCGCAAATGATATTCTCGTTGGCGATGCTGCGACCGAAGTATGTTATGTGGCCAAGCTTTTCAGTATAATTTCGGGCCATAGAAATTATATCATACATGGCCCAGCTATGTATTCTGACGTGGCTGGAGGCGCTGTCATCCATTCATGGAGCGCCAAAGGGAAACTTAAAAAGAATTCTGATGTATATACGATTGAACAAATCCATGAGTTTACAGGATGGTGCTGGGACCTGATGAATTTTGCAAACGGCGTTATGTTTGCCATGTACTCGAATGCACCTCCCAATTTAGAACCTTCATCATGGCCAGAAAAGCCTCATTTGCCGCCAGCGATAAACAAGAGTGCTCGTGATTGGCGAGAGCTTCGACGCCCGCGTCCAGCATCTCCGGAGTGATTTCCAGTACCGGCCTGTCATAGACCCTGTCCTCCGTGCGGGGCAACGGAACGTTTGCCTTAGGGCAGTACAGCGCCTTAAATTGCTCTAAATTCATACACTGCATCGGTCGATGCGCTGACGATTGAGGCAGCAAGCGGCGGGGATCGGCCTCTACATGAAGGATGGTTCCCGGTGCCAATATCTCAATGATTTCGCGCACCGTGTTTTCTGCGGTGCCCCATTCTTCCGAGTAGTTTGAAACGAGCGACGCGGCGTCATCAAAGGCGCGGCTCGATACGTTAAGCGTCAACGGCTCCGTCATCATCGTTCTCCTCGCCGGCCACGCGCCGGGCTTTTTGCGTGCGCCGATATATCAGGTAAAAATATATTCGCAATCTGCGAAACTTCTAGTTGACCTAACATTCGCAATCTGCGAATAGCCCTCCATCGAAGCCGCACAGGCATCAGGAGGCTAGAGTGAACGCACTATCACCCCGCCAACGCCAGATCATGGAACTGGTCGCGACTGGCCTGACGAACCGCGACATTGCAGCGCAGTTCGGTTTGCAAGCTGACACGGTTCGCCTGCAGCGCCGCGAAGCCCTGCGTCGTCTCGGCGCAAAGACCTCGCCGCACGCGGTTGCGATCATGCTGGGGAGGGCCGCGTGATGAACGCCCACCAGGCATTCCCCACCATCACCGAACGCAGCCTGCGCCGCGATGCCCAGCGCATCGTGTCTGGCCAATGGCGCAACCCCTACGGCCTCCACAGCTTTTACACCGCCGCTGAGTGGGCCTATGAAGCGCAGTGCTTCCTCGACAACGGCTGCGATGCCGACGCGTGCGACTTCGCGTTCATGATCGAGCGGGAGGAAGAAGCCGAGCGCCGCCAGTCCATGCTGCACGGCGGCGAATATGCGGATTGGCTCTACGAGTGCCGCCGCGAAGAGCAGATGCTCGCCGCTTGGGAGCGCGGACATTGAGCCCGTCGCGCACCGAGGCCGCGTGTTTGGCCGCGTCGTTTGCCGCGCTGCCGCCCGTGCAGCCCCGCGACGCCCTCGCCATGATCGCCTTGCGCGAGTCCATCCGTACCGCCGTGCTGTTGAGCCAGCAGGCCGGTGCTGCCCATATGGCGAGCACCGACGACACGCCGGAAAGCCAACTGTTCGCACTGGACAGCGCCGCTCTCGAAGCCCGCGACGACATGCGGGACGCGTTCGCCGACATCGGGATCGACCGCACCATGCTGCGGGAACTGGCGGTGATCCTGTGACCCCCGCCAACGACAACGCCGAACCTTGGGGGCTGCTGACTTGGGCGGTGTTCCTTGGGCTAGCCTGTTCTGTCGGCTTCGCCATGTTCGCCTGAATTTTGGAGGTAATGATGACCCGCAAGAAAACCGCCGCGCCTGTTAAAGCGCCCGCCACACAGGAAGCCACGATCAAGGCCATCAAGGGCTTCGACGAGAACCTGCAATGCCGTGGCCACCAGTTCACGCCCGGCAATACCTACACTGTCGATGGCAAGATCAAGGCTTGCGGTAACGGCTTTCACGCCTGCCCGGTCGATCAGCACCCGCTTTCGGTGTTCTCATATTATGCGCCGGGGGCGTCGCGGTACTTTGATGTCGAAGTAAGCGGCGAGACCGATACGCATGGCGACAAGATCGCTGCGGCCAAAATCACGATAGGCGTCGAAATCACGATTCCGCAGCTTGTGCAGCGTGCATGGGATTGGGTGTGGGACCGCGCGGTAAAGTCGGATGAGAACCATATGACGGCTGATCGTGCCGCGGCCAGCAGCACCGGGCACTACGGCGCGGCCAGCAGCACCGGGTACCGAGGCGCGGCCAGCAGCACCGGGTACCGAGGCGCGGC